CCACTTTGTAATACTAGCTCTCTTGTTAAAAGTTCTATTGTTGTATTAGCACCAACGGCTTTAACCTTAAATAAACTAAACACTGCATTGCTTGTGTCAACTAGTGTCACTGTAATTGTGTCTGCATTACCACTATCTTCTGATACCAATATAGATGTTACAATAGCGGCATTAAAGTCTGCTGTTGTTGGTACAGTAAACAAGGTCGTAAGGTTTGTCGTTGTCAAATCTACCTTTGCGTTCAAAAGACCTTGTATATACTGGGGAATACTGGTGATTAACATTAACGTCTACCATCCTCTCGTATATCAACTCGTGGTGTACCTAACTTATATTTTGTACCCAATGAAGTTGAATCAATCCTAAGTGCAAATGATCTACCTCGCAACCTATAATCTAGTTTTTCTGTAAATTGTTCTATTGGACTTGTTGCAGATCTTTGTGTTGCACCTTCCGTTGTTTGATTAAAGTTAGACCCTGGGAAGTTCTTTGCTTTCATCGTAAACGATACATCTGGGTTAACACTTGTTGATCCATCAAACGTAACATCAGGTATAACTCTTTTTAAGAATACAAACTTTTCACCATCGCCAATATCTATTGGTGCAGATTCAATAAAAGATGTCATAGCAGAACCATCATCATCAAATCCTACCTCATGATTATACAATAAAGATCCACCAGTTGCTATCGGTAGTGTACGGATACCTCTATCAAGCCATGCTTGTCTTGCTAATGTGCCGTAATACCAAACTTTTTCTATGTAGTTGTAAGCCACATAAGCATCTATTTCTGTGCTACTAGCTGTTGGATAAAACCATAACAATTCACTAAACTCAGAATTTACACCTGCATGTACTTTGTCTCGTTCTTCAAAGTTAAAATCTAAGAATACTTTGTCTTTTACAGTACATGGCAGTTGAACAGTTTGACCACCTGCATATACATAAAAAGTATCAACACCCATCCAGAACACACTATCTTCTATGGCTATAGCTGCTGCAGGACTCATTATTGTTATATTCTTAGATAATTCTTGCAAACCAAATGTAAAAGGTGGGCCTATAAATTTCATGGCGTGTAATGTTTTATTAGTAAAACAAAGTATCTGTTGTTTTGTTTCAACGGCTTGAACAAAAGTTGATCCACCACCTAATCTTAAATCACCTGCTGTGTTTGTAGCAGTCGGAAAAAAGTCAACTGGATTTTCTTGTGATGAAAATCTAATAAGTAATGGATCTTGTACCCCATCACCTTGTGTCGCTGTGCTACTACCACCGAAACCATCACAGCCAAAAGCAATCACATGTCTGTCTTGATCTGATACAAGAACTTGTTTAGCTATTGTTGGTACACTTGTTTGTCCAGAAAAAGTTGTACTTAATTCAACTGCTCTATTACCTAAACCATTTGTCTTATCCCAGTAAAATATGCCAGAGTCTCTAGCATTTATTAGCAAGTCCTCACCAAAATTATCGTGTGACCATAATCTAATCTGTGCTCCAGGAACCGTGACATTTGCTGCATTACCCCATCCAACAAAATCATTGGCAGAATCTGCATTACCAACGGCTAATCTTACAAGAGTGTTGTCGGCATGTGTTGCGGCGGTTGTGCCACTATGTCCACGAGTTACAGTCATTGTGTTGTCATCCGTGGTTGCCGATACAAGCATCAATTCTTCTTCTACAAGAATGACATCATTAGCTGTATTCATTCCAGTTTCATCATCTACATCAACGGCAGTCTCACTATCATCTAAGGCTTCATTAAGTTGTGTCGCTAAAGCACCAGAGGTTGTACCACTCCATTGACCCGCACCCCAACCTGTACCACCAACTGTTACGTCTAATCCTACATTCAGTTGATATGTACCAACAATACTTCCACCACCATTGCCACTATCCGAGGCATTAGCTGCTACGCTTGATGTAATTGTGTAAGAATTAGAACTTATTAAGGAGGTTATCTGAAACTCTGCATTAAGTATCGTAGCCGTAATTGTGCCACCTAGACTAGCTGCACCAGAGAATGTTACAAAGTCTTTTTCATTAGCACCATGTGCTGGATCTGTAACTGTTATTGTAGCTGATCCATTTGTTGCTGCAAAAGTTACGTCACCCGCACTAGTTGTATTTCTAATAGGTGTAATATCGTTAAAGGTCTGACCTTCCTCGATGTAATATTTAAAGTGTGTGCCAATACCTAAAAAGTCAGATCCATCCAAAGCCACCCAGTTGTGTAAACGTCTTGCTGATCCTTCATAAGTATTCGGACTATATTTTTCCCAGCCACCAAATTTTTCTGGAAAACCAAATCTAAATCTTACTTTGTCCCCATCAACAAAACCACCTTCATTACTGTATGATGTAATATCAGATATTATTCCTGGTTTAAATTTTAAAGATGTTATAGGCATTACGCTGTACCTCCAGATAAAGATCCACTACCGCTTGATGTAACATTGCTCACACCTTGTATTGATTTACCTGCCGCTCCACCCGATGAAGCAGCCGATCCGTCTGTGGGTGCTGAAGATGGATAACTAATTGTAGTGCCCGTACCATTACCGCCAACACTGCCACTTGAACCCGATGCACCAAACGCACCACCTGCTCCTCCATTACCACCACTACCTGCATTAGTTCCACCAGAACCACCACTACCTGCTGAACCAGCAGATTGATTGTATCCTTGACCAACACCCCCTGCTCCAGCAGATCCACCAGAAGTTGGCTCATTAACCGATAAAGATAAACTAGTGGTCATGTTATTATAGAAAAATGCCTGCCCTGAACTACCATAAGGACCAACAGTGTAATTACAAAAATAATATGTTGTACTTGCGGCTAAAGGTGCTTTTACTCCACTCCATGATAAACCACTTCCATAGTCAGCACCACCTTGACCTTGACTTTTTGTATTTTCTGATGTGCTTATATTAACAAGAGGTGTTCCACGATGACCTGTTTGACCATCTTCTGGAAAAGGATCACTGATAGATGAAGATAAACTATATTCAGCAGATTTATTAACTTGAAACGAATACCACATTGGTCCCATGTTAGATATAACTGAAGTTACTGGATTACCTGATATGTTTAATCCCCATTCACCCGAACCAATACCAGACCACGCTCTTGGTCCAAACTGCGTTAAAACTGAATAAGGCACAAAAGTTGGCTTGTTTCCCGTCTTGTCTGTTACACTAGAAATTGTAGCCGTTGCACTAGCACTTCCTGCACCACCTGCACCACCTGCACCACCTCCGCCACCTCCAGCTTTGATTGTGCCGTTATTAACTAAAGTTACGGCAACACTTCCAGCAACCTCAAGTGCATTACCGCCAGTACCACCATTGGCTGCACCACCTGCACCTTCTATACTGCCATTGTTCGTAACTGTAATAGAACCAACACCATTGCTCTCTATGGTTAAAGCGGCATTAGATACACTAGTTGATCCAACTGTTTGAGAGGCATTTACTACAAATTGTTTTGGATAGTCAACCTCGTAGTCATCTCCAAAAATAGTGTCTGCACTTTGGTTTGTAGCTGAAGAAGAATATGTTTTTCTAAAAGCTCTTTCTTTACTGTAAAAATCATTGAATGATATGGCTCCCGAAGCAGGTACACCAGCAGACATATTTGTAGAAGAATTATTACCCGCATTAGCACGAACCAAGGAACCACCAAGATAAAACTCTGTCAAAGCTCGACTTGGTAAATTTGATCCAGGATTATATTGTTCTTCAATGTCTTGAAACGATATAGCTCCAGATGCCTGCAATGCTGCCATTATGGACTTCCAAACGCTGTTATATTATTTGCAGAAGTTACTGCACCATTAGAGGCTAATTTAAAAACTGTTGTGCCATTATACTTAAAATCTAGATCAGTACTATCAAGCACAATCTCCCATTTACTACTTCCAAACTTAATAGACTCATTACCCATGAGAATATCATTTGAATTTACGTCTAAATTACCACCTAATTGTGGAGATGTATCAGCTACTAAATCGGTTGCATTTAATAAAGTTGTTACAGCAGCACCACTACCTGCACCATCTGCAAAAACAATATCAGAGAAACCATTTAACAACGTAACAGATGCACCACTACCTTGCTTTATTGTAGCTGTTTGACCACTACTGTTTTTTATAAAATATTGTTTTTGTTGATCGTTTGGAGAAATAGTTAAATTAAAAGCACCTGAAGGTGTTCCAGATAAAATTATTATTCTATTTTGCCCGTCTGATACTGTACCATCACTCGTGGTAAGAGTAGTATTTCCAGAAATAGTTAAGGTTACAACTCCATTTAGAGCTTTGTCAATTATGTCAAAGTTATTGTTGGTTGTGTTACCCCAAGTACCCGCTTGTTCACCAGAACCAATCTTTTCTATTCCTGTGTTTGATGTATATGTACTTGCCATGTTTACCTCACTGTATCTCTGTCCAAGTTTCCGTACCAGACGGAGTTATTGTTGTCCAACTTTCTGTGCCACTCGGTGTTATCTGCGTATAACTTTCTGGTGTTGCACTTGCATTTACCACTACAAACTTAATATCTCCAACAGATGTTTTAGTAAAATTAAGATCTTTACTTGCAACACCTGACCTTATCATAATACCATTTGACGTTTGAGTAAACTCCGTTGTTAAGTCTATCTCGGATACATCTAATCTATTTGCTGCTGTACTTTGTGTAAACTCACCACTTAGTTCGGCAGATGTTATACCTATAAACGTACCAGTAGATGTCTGTGTAAAGTCACCACTTATATCTGCTATACCGCCTAATATACCAACACCTACAGAAGTCTTAGTTGATATAGCACTCATCTCTGCCACACCAGCTAATACAAGACCACCTACATCTGCAATGGAAGTTTCGGCAATGGCTGAGTGACCTAGCATTAATCAGCATCCTCTATTTTGTTGCCTTCAGCTACCCATTCTTGGATTGCTTTGTAGTGTCTGTTGTTAGGTTCTTTTGGTACAGACATTTCTTGTCCATCTATAGTTGCCTTGATACTTCCAGTACCAATATCGTTAAAACCTTTTGTATACTTTGCTGATGTAATATTCATAATATCTCCTATAACTCTGCATCAAAATTTATTTTTTCACCATTACCAAAATAAGCAACATATGCATAATTAGCAGTTGGGTTAAAGTCTAAACCAATACTTATTGTTGTTGTTCCATCTTTACCAGATTGTAATGTCATATTGCCTGCTGTATAATCATCATTACTTCCATTACCTTGTAGATTACCTGCTGGACCACTAGAAGCAGTACCATCTTTATCTAAAACTGTCATAGAGGGTTCTGCTCTCATTATCTTATGTAATGGTATACTATAGTATGCTGTATTTGTTGACCATCTACCAGCCACCAAACCAGTATAGTGATTTGCATCAACAGACTCAAAAAGAACTTGAAAATACCTTTGACATAAAGACCTTTCTTCATCAAATGACCTATGCTCAAATGGTGTGGCTTGTGAGCCTACTTCCCATTGGACACCTGCAAGATAAAACTCATTACTTGTACTAGCAAATATAGAGTCTACTCCTACGAATCTATTTGAATTATTATTAGCTGCCCAATCTGTAGCTAAAGTACCTCCTGTATAAGTAGAACCACTGTGTAAACAAAAAGAAACAGTCATAGATTGTGCGGTGTCTTGGTCTAATGAACCTGTAGTATCCCCCGGTATTGTAAAATAATATCTTACCCAATCTGTAGTTAATGTAAATTTTTTACATATATGTCTTGAATTGTCATTGTCAAAGACTTCAACCACAATATCTGTAGCACTCCCTGCAACCTTTGCATAAAAAGATAATATAGTAGTTTCTGCTCCTGAAGTACCCTTTTTTAAATGTTGTAAATCTTGCCCTTCAAATCTCTGTTGAACTAACAAAAATTCTCCTGCTGCTATAGACGTATCTGTGGTTGTACAGTTTATAACTAATCCATAATTAAAACCATCAGGGTCACCTGCTGTTCTATTCATGGTAAATCTTCCTGTCGATGTAGCACCAATATCTGTTTTCCATCTATCAGCAGTAAAGTAACCACTAGATGCTCCTAATCCAGTTTCTGAGGTGCTTCTCTGCCAACATTGAAAATTTCCATTATAGAACAAATTCCTTCGCCCACCAATCTGATGACCACCAATACCACTGTCTTTTATGTTAAGGCTATCTATAGTAACACCACTACCAGAAGTTTTTTCACTTATAGTATCTACAGATAAAGCTCCACTAAGAGAGCCTCCTGCACCCATTAGTCTCGCTAGATCACTGGCTCTGGTCATTCTTTACCTCTTTGTCTTTTAATAATGTTATAAGATTATTTGTGTAAACATTTTGAGAAACAGTTATTCTATCTAATTGTTTTTTTAATTTATGTGCTTCGGCTTGACATTCTTGTATCTGCTCAATGCAATATTTTTGTTCTGTTGTTAAATCAGAACCATCATATTTCTTATCGTTAATAC